GGTCGGTGGTATCTTCTGTCTGGAACAGCATCAAGAGCACCATTTCCAACGTGATGCAGAGCATTTCTTCTACGGTGTCCAGCATCTGGGACAACATTCGTTCTGCGGTTTCCGACAAAATCAGCGGCATCAAATCCACCATTCAGAATGGGTTTGATGCCGCTGTGGGATATATCAAGGGACTGGCTTCGGATGCCTGGAACTGGGGACGGGATATCATTCAGGGAATCATTGACGGCATTCAGAGTGCCATCGGCTGGCTGGCGGACTGCGTCACCAATGTTGCCGATACCATTCGGGATTTCCTGCACTTCTCTGTACCGGATAAAGGACCGCTGACGGACTACGAGAGCTGGATGCCGGACTTTATGAAAGGGCTGGCAGACGGCATCGACAAGAGCAAGAAGTATGTGGAAAAAGCAGTCGGCAGTGTGGCTGAGGCAATGCAGCTGACCATGGATTCTGATTTGAATTACAGCTTGCATGGGATTTCCGGAGCAATGCTGCCCGATAGTTCCGGCGGAACGGTGAACAACTATTACAACACGGACAATCGAAAGACAGTGAATCAGACCAATCAATCGCCGAAGGCACTTTCACGATTGGAGATTTATCGGTTGACACGGAATGCGTTGAATGTATGATCATTTCAAACTTTTTTTATACTTACGATACTTATCTCGAATAAGCGCATAAGAAATAAGATTAGCAATTATATGACCCACCTCTGGATCATCAAGTCTCCATAATTTGTCATTGGTTAACGTACCAAGATAAAATTTTTTTCCATCAATCATCTCTGGACAATACTTTTCTACAAATGTTCTTAATTCAGAAATTTTTCCACTACCGATATTTCCAATTGCAATTCTGCCATGATGATAAAAATCACATATTTCATCATTTACCTCAAGATTTTCATCTAAAACTAATTGTAACGCATGATGTGAACTTTCTTCATTATCTATGGCAATACATAATGCAGTACGAATATAATCTTGAGATGTAGATTTGTAACAAGTAGTGATTGCCAACGAAACAATTTCCGTACTTCCATCTACGTCTATTAGAAAAGAACGATATGGACCTGAAAATACGCCGCCTGAGTGATTTCCATAACTTAAAATTCGAACGCCATAATCTTGTATTAGTTTGAACATACCGTAATCGCCTGTTGGCATCTTAACACGATAATCTAAAAAACACTCTAAAAGGTTATAGGCAGGTAAGGCGATTTCTGGAATAGTCATGTCACTAATAAACTCGTCAATTTCTCCCGCAACTACTCTTCTTTTTAACTCTTCAAATGGCATACGTTGAGGATATTCACCCCAATCATACTCTATATATTTTCCACCAAGAATATCACGATATGTCGGTATTTCAGATAGTCTAATATATTGATTACTTTTTTCGTTGTATTTATAGCAATCAGTAGTGTAACCATTGCTCATAATTGCATAGTCTGCACCAATTTCATCACAATAATCAAAAACTTGATTTTGTGTACTTTCAGTTAGTGGAACATCAGGAGCCTTGCATTCCACTATGCATAATGGATATTGATTGCCTGAATCATCATTGCCCTTGATTATTATATCAGCCCGTCTCCTTGAATTAACACCATAATGTGACAAATGATCCTCAACAGAAATTAACTGTTCGGGTACTGAAAGTTTGTCCTTAAGAAAACTGATCCATTTTTGACGGACTGTTTCTTCTGGAGTGATTAAAATCAATCTTTTTCTAATCGGATCAAGATAGCATTTCTTTCCATCTCTCTTGTAAATCTCAGGTAGCTTTTCTTTTTCATAAGAGAAGATCATAGATATTAACCCCCTTTGTCTTGTCTCAAGTATATCATATATTTTGTGATTGGTCAAATACTTAACAGGAGGTGCTACCCATGTTTTATACCCTGATTTTAGAAAACCAATCCGGCGAACAGCTGAACCTGTCAACGACCGCCAACCAATACATGACCTCCAAAATCGAAGGTCTGAATCCGCCTGCCGGAACGATTTCCACTTCTTCTTACGCAGGCATGAACGGCAGTTACCTCAACAATGCTTTCATCGAAAAGCGAAACGTGGTCATTTCCTTTGCCATGCGTGGAATTGGCATTGAGAAACGGCGGCATCAGCTGTATCATGTGGTCAAGCCGTCCCGATACATCAAGATCTGGTACAAGACGGTGAACATCGATGTCTATGCCGAAGGGTATGTAGAAACCTGCGAAGTGGAGCATTTCGAGCAGCAGATCAGCGGGCAGATCTCCATTCTCTGTCCGGACATTTACTGGTACAGCCGGGATATTTTCTATGCCTACTACAGCGGCGTAATCGGAGCATTTCACTTTCCCTTTCCGGAGAGCGATGCTCCGTTTCCTTTGGGTGTGTACTCTAACAGCAACCTGTTTTCCATTACCAATGATGGCGATGAAACCGGATTCACGCTGCGAATCGAGGCACTGCCCAGCGACATTCCGCAGGAAGTGGTGGCAGTGACACCGACCATCTACAATGAAAACGGCGAGTATCTGCAAATCAAAGGCGATATTCTGACCGGTGATGTCATTACGGTTACCACGAAAACTGGAAACAAGACCGTCACCTTGACCAGAAGCGGCGTGGACAGCAATATCCTGAACCGGCTGGTTTCCGGTTCGACTTGGCTGACCTTGAAGGAAGGCACAAATATCTTTCAGGTCGAGGCAGTTCGTGGTGTGAAAAAGCTGCGTGTGACCTTGATGCACCGCAATTCCTATCTGGGGGTTTGAGAAATGCAGTTGGAAATTTACAACCTTATCGCAGAAAAAAACCGCATTTCTGTTTCTTTGGAAGCCATCTGCGACAGTTATTCTTCGCTTTTGTGGGACATTGAGTTCTACCAGTGCGGCTGTTTTGAAGTGTATATCGCTGCCAGTCCGCAGAATGTATCCATCTTTCAGCGTGGCAGAATTGTGGCAAGGAGCGATGATGCACAGCACTTCGGCATCATTGAATCTCTACAATTGGAGACCGATGCTGAAAAGGGCGATTATCTGATAGTCACCGGACGGTTTCTTGCCTGTCTGCTGGAACGAAGAATCATCTATCCCACCATCACCGCAAACGGCAGCTATGAGGACATCGTCCGCAAGGTGCTGTCCCGCAATGTGATTTCTGCCGGAATCCGCAATCTGCCCGGTTTTTCCATGGGTACGGTGTCCGGTGACTGCTGGCAGAAAACCGCACGAATGCAGGTCAGCTATGACAACATCTTAGAATGGCTGTACAGCCTTTGTGAAACCATCGGCGGTTCGGCAAATGTGCGGCTGGATGGAAATGCACTGAAATGCGACCTGTTTTCCGGAACAGACCGCAGTTTGTTGCAGGATGGCAATCCCCACATCGTATTCTCCGATGCGTACAACAATCTGCTGTCCTTTTCCTATGCAGCAGACGATGCGGTGCAGAAAAACTTCGCCTATGTGCTGGGCTGCGGTGAGGGCAGTGCCAGAAAACGCACGACCTTCTGTTCCAGTGCAGAGCCGACCTATCTTGACCGCTATGAAGTGTATGTAGACGAGCGAAACACGGCACAGGAAGAAGATGTGACCGATGCGGAATATTTAGAAATTTTGAAAAGCAGCGGTGCAGAACATCTGGTACAGCCGAAAACGGCATCGTAATCCGCTATCGCTGCTTTTTCGACCCAGTATCAGTACAACAAGGATTACTTTGTGGGCGACTATGTGACTGTGGAACAGAGAAGATTCGGCTTGATTCAACCTCGAATCCAGCTAATCAGCATGGTGGAGAGTTTCGACCAGAACGGTAGAAGTCTGACCCCGACTTTCAAAGAAACGGAGTGATATTCATATGTCTTTTTCCTATGGATTTTTTAACGCACAAAACCTTGACCGGGTGTATACCGCAGAGGATTTCACGGCATATCTGTCCAGTTTAATTTGCAATGGGATTCTGGATACTTACCGGCAGTGCTTTGCACCAACAGTCAAAAATTTGTCCGTTACATTCGGCACGGGCAAGGCGTGGATCGATGGACACTATTTTATCAGTGATACCCTGCATACCATCGACCTTTCTTCTTATGTAGATGAATCTCTGAATCGTTATGTAGCAATCGGGATCTATTGTGATCGTTCTACTCGTACCTGTGGGATTCGTATTCTGGCAGGTACAGCAGCTACCAGTCCAAACATTCCCGCCTTTACCAACAACAATGTGACGACTTATCTGACTTTAGCAGTTGTAAGACTGCGTGCCGGAACGACAAGTATTCTGGATTCTGACCTGACAGACTGCCGTGCAGATAAGAGCAAATGCGGTTACTGCAAGTGCATCCTTGGCAAGTGCAGAGTGACGGAGATGCTTGCCGAAATGGCAAAGACAAATGCCACACTGGACGAACTGCAAAAGCGGCTGGATGCAATGAACAGTCAGATTTATGAACTGCAAACCAAGGTAGATGACTTGACAGCAGGAGAAATCCTAGCGACCGGACAGTGCGGTGAAAACATCTACTATGTTCTCTATGACAACGGCAAACTGCTGCTGCGTGGCACGGGTGCAACCTACGATTATACCTCTCATGATTCTGTGTTCTATCAAAATGGCCAGATCAAAGAAATTGTACTCAGCAATGGCATTACCGGCTTGGGTGATCGTCTGTTTTATCATTGTGCCAATGCGAAAACGGTATCTCTGCCGGCTACACTGACCAGCATTGGGAATGCCGCTTTTGCACAGGAAGATGCCGTAAGCAACTATACCGCTGGTTTGACTTCCGTTACGATTCCGCAGGCGGTTACTGCAATTCAGTCGTTTGCATTTCAGCACACTGCCATTGCAGAAGTTACTGTGCCTGCCAGCGTGAAAACATGGGGAAAGTATGTTTTCAGCGACTGTACAAAACTGAAGACTGCCCGTATTGCGTGTGATTCCATTGGTGCTTTTGCATTTACAAGATGTACAGCATTGTCCAACCTTACGATTTCAGCAAATTGCAAGACGTTCGGACAAAATATGCTGACATATTGCGAGAGCCTAAAAACTATCACTTATGAGGGCACGACTGCTCAGTGGAACGCCATCACCAAACCGGTCAACTGGATGTCTTCCGGAGAACATTCTTACAACAATTATCTGAAAAAGATCCAGTGTGTAGACGGCTATTGGGAATATGATCCTGAAAATAATGTGTGGAACGAGGTGAAAAACGGATGATGAAATTTTTAGTGAAACAGCAAAAAATCGAAGTGCTGGAGCGAGAGGTCCTTGCTTCTGACCAGATCGCATTTGTTTTGGTAAAGTTCGTGTTCGATGGGGCTTGGAAAACGCTGCACAAGGTGGTACAGTTCACACAGTGCGAAGAAACATACAACGTGGTGCTTGGCATAGACGGAACAACCTGCTTGCTGCCTGCCGAACTGCATCCCGGTGCGGTGAAAATGAGTTTATTTGGCTACGATGCGGAAAGCGATACTACGGTTCGAGCGACCACGGTTCCTGTCACACTACATATTCGACCATCTGGTTTTGTTGCAGATGGGGATACGCCAGGTCAATGAAAGACAGGTAAAACTTTGTTCTACACATTAATCCTCGAAAACGAAATGTGGTTATTTCTTGATGCCCTGCATGGCATTGGCATTAAGAAATGGTGGCTATCGAATCTGTCATTCTGTCTTTACCAACAAAAAAGAAGTCCCCTTCAAAATGAAAATATTTTGAAGGGGACTGTTTCATTTGTCGTTTTCGTTAGAATATTTGTCCGGGTAATGTTCGCTTTTCTTTGTGTGGAAACATTTTGTCAAATTTTTCTATTTCTTCTTCACGAATGAAATAGCCTTGTGGAGTGAAGTATTCTCCAGTAATTCCATCAAGATATCCATCCGTTAATTCTTTACAAAGAAAAAAGGAGTCATCTGCATCTTCAGGTAGACCATGGTATCGAATTCCAAAATTGCGAGCAAATGTGAAGCCGCTTTTTCCATAAAAATCAATATTACCTTCAAAGCACAAAGCTCCGCAGCCGAGCGATGCTGCTTTTGCAATGGAATAATCAAGCAGAATCTTTCCATAGCCTTTTCGCTGAAACTTTGGTGCAATACAGATAGGACCCATGGTCATAATTGGAATATCTCTGTTGTCATCTGCTTTCACGATGGCCTTAACAAAAACATTCTGTCCAATGAGCTCCCCATCCTTTTCCATCACAAAATCAAGTTCTTTTACAAAATCTGCATTTTTGCGAAGTTGATTCAAAAGATAATGTTCCAAACAACCTGGACGATATACATTCCAAAAACTTTCTCGTGCAAGTTCTTCAACTTTACGATATTCTTCTTTTCTTTCCAAACGAATAATATAGTCATTTTTATTCATTATTTTTCCTCCTGATGATTGTTAACTACAATTCTGGGAGGTTTGTTTGAGACTGATACAAACCTCCTAGTTATGCTACAATCTCTAAGGTGTTGTTTCTTTTCAAACAGCAAACTCCTTGTAATAAATTTTAATAATTATCAGGTCATGTTGGCAAACTGACAATTACGTTATATTATATCATAAAAATCAAAAAGTGTCAATAAAAAATTTAAACTATACAGGCTAGAAAAAATGAAAGATACTATTTGCGTGGCTGTCGGCTTGGTCGGCGGCTTTTTTACTGCCATTTTTGGCGGCTGGGACTCCGCTCTGGTGACACTGGTCGTCTTTATGGCAATCGACTTTTTCACCGGCATCATCACCGCCATGATGAAAAAGTCCAAACACACAGAAAGCGGCGGACTTTCTTCCAAAGCCGGCTGGTTCGGTCTGGCGAAAAAGGTCTGCACCTTGATGCTGATCGTCGTTGCAGTTCGGATGGATATTCTGCTGAATACCAACTACATCCGGGATGCTGTCTGCATCAGCTTTTGCCTGAACGAACTGCTTTCCATTGTGGAAAATACAAGTTTAATGGGGATCCCATATCCGCCTGCAATCAAAAAAGCAATTGATGTTCTGCAAACGAAAATCGGCAGAACAGAAGAAACAACCGACAAGGAGGATAAGTAATATGGCGATTTTAAGACCAGATGCAACAACGACTCTGAACGGAGTAAAAATCAACGAGTATTTACTCACAAAACATAATCCCAACCGCATTGATATGCCCTCTGTTTCCATGACAGGAAAAATCATTGGTGTGACCGTTCATAACACAGATTGGATCACCGTAGCAAGCGGCACGACTCCTGCGGAACAGTATACGAGAGCAACGGTCAATAACAATATGAAGGACGTGCGTGTCCACTATTATGTTGACAATATCTGTGCATGGCAGAATCTGCCCCACAGCCTGAGCGGCTGGCACGCCGCTGACGGCAGTGGCAATGGAAATCGCAGAACCATTGCCATCGAGTGCATTATGTCCTCTGCATACAATTCTGTTGATAAAAAGTCGGAGGACAATGCAGCGAAATTGGCAGCAGCCCTTCTGAAACAGTATGGACTGGACATCAATCATCTCTACACGCATACCCACTGGCTGAATGTTCGTGACGGACGAAACGGAACGATTGACCAATTGAACACCATGTACAATCGGTACAAAATGTGTCCGGCGTACATTTTGCCTCATTGGGCGGAGTTCAAGAAAAAGGTACAGTCTTATTTGAATGCAGGAACTTCCACTATTTCTGCACCCTCCACAAAGCAGCTTTACCGGGTGAGAAAGTCTTGGGCAGATGCGAAGTCGCAGCTGGGGGCGTATTCCTCTTTGGAAAATGCGAAGAAAGCCTGCAAGGTCGGATATTCTGTATTTGATGCCAACGGAAATGTAGTCTACACCAATGGCAGCAAGTTCACCAAAGGACAGAAGGTTCTCATTCGTGCCAACACGCCACTGTTCGCCAGTGCAGAAACTACGTCTGTAACCAGAAGAATCAGCGGTACTTACTATCTGTATGATGGCATTGCCTGCAAGAACGGTCGTTATCGGATCACCACAAAGCCGGAGTTCTGCGGAAAGACACCGGTGGGACAGTATGTGACCGGTTATGTTTCTTGGGATAATTTCGGGGTGATTGGATGAATGCAGAACAAAAAGACCAGATCCGGCAGCTGCACAGCAGCGGTCTGGGCTACAAGAAAATCGCAGCCCAATTAGGGCTGTCTGTCAACACCGTGGCTTCTTTCTGCAAACGGCAGAGAGGAAGCGAATCCTGCCCACACTGTCCGCAGTGTGGGCGTTCTGTTGTGCAGACACCGCAACGAAAACCGAAACGATTCTGTTCCACACAATGCCACAATACTTGGTGGAATCACCATGTTGTATCGGGGAACGGCAAACAACAACAGCTCTGCCCTATCTGCAAAGAGCCGTTTTTTGCCTATCCCAGTTCGCACCGAAAATATTGTTCCCGTCTTTGCTATGGGAAGCACAGAAAGGAAATGGCACATGGAAAAAGAACATTACCATAAGATCATTACGTATCAAACCACAGTTTCGATTTTGAAAAGCTGGATGCGTGCTGGATTGGTCACGCCGGAGGAATTCCAAAAAATCAACACCATAATTGCCGAACGTTCCGGCATATCTTTGTGCAGTATATTCCTTGACTCCTGCCCGATCGTACGGTAATATGTCATCGGAAAGGGGGAGATTATCACGGCACGAGTGATACAAAAAGTTGCATTTCCACAGAAAAAGCCGTTCCTGTTGAAACGGACGGCAGCCTATGCCAGAGTGTCCAGCGGAAAGGATGCCATGCTCCATTCTCTGTCGGCACAGGTCAGCTATTACAATCAGCTGATCCAGAGCAATCCGAAGTGGCTGTTCTGCGGTGTTTATGCAGATGAGGCATTGACGGGAACAAAGGAAAATCGTGCAGAATTTCAAAAGCTGCTGAACCGATGCCGGCGAGGAGAAATTGACTTGATTCTGACAAAGTCCATTTCCCGTTTTGCACGAAACACGGTCACCCTGCTGGAAACGGTACGGGAACTGAAAACACTGGGCGTTGATGTCTATTTCGAGGAACAGCGGATTCATTCCATGAGTTCAGACGGCGAACTGATGCTTTCCATTCTGGCATCCTATGCACAGGAGGAAAGCTATTCTGCCAGCGAGAACAAAAAGTGGCAGATGCGAAAGGACTTTGAACAGGGAAAAGTCGGGAGTATGCGAATGCTGGGCTATCGGCGAACCAAGTCCGGAAAACTAGAAATCGTACCGGAGGAGGCAGAAATCGTTAGAATGATTTTTCTATATTATCTGTCTGGTATGGGCAAGCTGGCAATTGCCAAGAAACTGAATGAACAGCAGATATGCACGGTGCGTGGCTGTGCATGGACGACAGAGGACGTAAGGCGAACGCTCCGCAATGAAAAGTACACCGGAAACCTGTTGCTGCAAAAAAGTTTTCGGGAAAATCACATTACCAAGAAAAAGGTGGCTAACATCGGACAGCTTCCGCAGTATTTCGTTGCCGATTCACATGAAGCCATCATTTCGCTGGAACAGTTTGATGCGGTGCAGAAACAAATGGCGGAACGGCAGAAAAAATATGCCGGTTCCTGTACCATAAACCGATATCCATTTACGCAGAAAATACGGTGTGCCTGCTGCGGCAAGTATTACCGCAGAAAAACGACTGTGACCGGTGTGGTCTGGATTTGTTCCACTTACAACACCAAAGGGAAAAAATACTGTCCAACAGCAAAACAGATTCCGGAAAATACGCTGATTTCTGCCTGCTGTGATGTTTTGGAAATATCGGAATTTGATGCGGAACAATTTGCGGAACGAATTGAACAGATTCAGATTCCTGCACCCAATGAACTGCAATTCTGCTTTTCGGACGGAACGGAACAAATCGTATCTTGGAAAGACCGTTCCCGTTCGGAAAGCTGGACGACGGAAATGCGAGAGAAAGCGAGGCAGAAAAAATGGCGACAGTCCTAAAAATACCGGCAAAGTTTCATCCCATAACGCATTTACCGGAAACCAAGGTGCAGAAACGCAGAGTGGCAGCCTATGCCAGAGTTTCCACGGATTCCGAGGAACAGCAGACCTCCTATGCTGCACAGGTAGATCGCTACACCAAATACATTCAGGAACGGGCAGACTGGGAGTTTGTTGCAGTCTATACCGATGAGGGCATTTCTGCCCTGAATACCAAACATCGGGACGGCTTTAATCGCATGGTGGCAGATGCTCTGGACGGCAAAATCGATTTGATTGTCACCAAATCAGTCAGCCGGTTTGCACGAAACACTGTAGATTCTTTGACGACTGTGCGAAAGCTGAAAGAAAAAGGCGTGGAGGTGTTTTTCGAGAAAGAAAACATCTATACGCTGGATTCCAAGGGCGAGCTGCTGATCACCATCATGTCCAGTCTGGCACAGGAGGAGAGCCGTTCTATTTCGGAAAATGTAACTTGGGGACAGCGAAAGCGAATGGCGGACGGCAAGGTCAGCCTGCCGTACAAGCATTTTCTGGGCTATCGAAAAGGAGCAGATGGCTTGCCGGAAATTGTGCCGGAGGAGGCAGAGATTGTTCGGAACATCTATCGTTGGTTTATGGAGGGGAAAACGCCGACTGGCATTGCGAGAACATTGACAGAACAGGGCGTTCCGACACCTGCCGGAAAGGAGCAATGGTGTTCCAGCACAGTGAAAAGCATTCTGACCAATGAAAAATACAAGGGCTCTGCTCTATTGCAAAAGAGATTTACGGTGGATTTTCTCACCAAAAAATCTAAGGTGAACGAAGGTGAAGTGCCCCAATACTACATTGAGGAAAGTCACCCTGCCATCATAGTGCCGGAGGAATTTGAACTGGTGCAGGCAGAATTGCTGCGGAGACAAAACCTACGGCGGCAGTACAATGGAAAGAGCGTATTTGCTGCCCGGCTTGTCTGCGGTGACTGTGGAAATTTCTTCGGGGCAAAGGTCTGGCATTCCAACAGCAAATACCGGCAGGTGATCTGGCAGTGCAATCACAAATTCCAAGGGGTGTGCAAATGCCAGACACCCCATTTGCAGGAGAGCGTCATACAGCAGCGGTTTCAGGCAGCCGTTCAGGAATTGCTGCAAAAGCG